GGGGAGAGAACCTAAATATGGCTGCTGGGAAGAGAAGAAACATGAAGAAGAACCTTCACTTGCTCTTGCCCGAATGAACGTAAGACAAGCAATAAATCATTCCTTAAAGTATTTTATGCCTGAATTTTTTGAAACAGAATTTCAAAAGTATGTAGGCAGTCTTATGGATGAGTCCTTGATGCAAAGAGTAAAACTTGACTTTATAAATTTTTCAAATGACAAATTTCAAAAACGAATTTTAGAACCTGAGCATATTCGAGTAGAATGTAATCCTATGGACCCACAGACCCTAAGTTTTTTAGGTGTGTTAGACAAAGTGACTCATTGATGCTATAGTATAATACTAAATGATAAGTCCACAAGAATACGAAAAAATAATCATAAAATTATTATTTAAAGACAAGGAGATACAAGAGCGTATTTTTCCTTATCTTTGCAAAGAAGTTTTTGATAGCAGCCTTGAAACATTAAGGCTCTACGATAGCATCACCAGCTATAATCAACAGTATGACAAATTTCCAAGCGAGCAAGAACTAGAGATATTCCTCAAAACGGAAGACCTCACCAAAACGTGGCAAGAAGTGAAAGCAGTGGACGTCGCCGAAGATTTGGAAGATGCCAAGGCAACTCTTGAGCAAGTTGAAAATTACATAAAGATGAAATTGATTATGGCTGCCAAGGATGAAATGACGGAAGGCGTAATCAGTCAAGATTTCGGAAGGGTAGCACAAGCACAAGACAAAATCACCGAGGCAATAGGGTTCACTATCCAGCAAGAGGTGGGCATCGAGCCGTTTGAAGAAGTGGAAAAGGTTTATGAAGAACTTGCGAGGAAAGACTCTTGCATCACCACAGGCGTTGACTCGATGGACAAGGTGATGGGCGGCGGATATCCTATAAAAACACTCAATTTGATAATCGGTGGCACAAACATAGGCAAGACAATGCTCATGAGTAGTTCTAGCCTTGCTGCATTAAAGTCAGGGAAGCATGTGTTGTATATCACGTTCGAGGACTCAAGGGCAGAGATAGCCCGTAGAGTGTTTCAGAACTTTTTGGACTTTTCTCGCGAAGACACAATGATAAAAGAGTCATTGATAAAGAAAATAAACAAATTGAAACCACAAATAAAGGGCAGATTCAAAATATATGAAGCTGAGGGTGGCATATTCTCGGTAGCACACTTGAGAAACCTTTTGAAAGAACTTAAATCAAAGAACAAATTCATTCCAGACGTCATATTCATAGACTACCTTGCATATATGACAACCAAACGGATAAACAAAGACGCACAAACGGCAGAACGTCTGAAATTCGTTGCTCAGGATTTGAAATCATTTGCTTTCAGAACAGGAGTGCCTATTATATCAGGCGCACAGTTGAATAGGGGTGGTTTTGCAAGCAAGAATCCAGGGCTCTCTGACCTTGCAGAATGCTTTGCGCTTTCAAACATAGCTGACAACGCTTGGGTGTTCGTGACCAACGAGGAAATGTATTCCCAGAAAATGATATCAGCAATATTGACTAAAAGCAGGGTAGGAAACAAATATGCAAAACTGATACTCAATTTTGACCCAGACATTCAGAGAGCTTGGAGCACAGAGGAGAATGCTACACCTACCAGCGCTAGGGACGAGGACCTGCTTGATGATATGGAAGTCAATCGATACAAGAACATGAAAACAGTCACTAATTCTATGACCGAGAGACCTATTGGAGTCTCAAAGCCTACAAACTATACTGACATTGATATTGACATATAAGAAGCTATAATATAAATACTATGTTCAGGGTAAAACCTGGATAGTGTAAAATAAGAGCGGAAGCAATAAACAGAACACAAAACGGAGCGAATATGCGACAGATAGATTACAACGAGCTTACCAAAAAGCTCACAGAAAAACCAAAATCCTCTTTTGAAAAAGATCCAAGGATTTTAACACTCACCAAACCAAACAAAAACGGAAACATAGGAGCAATAATTCGCTTCTTGCCACCTCATCCAGCAGAGGATATGCCACGCGTAAAAGTGGTTCGTCACTATTGGACTGAGAACGTCAATGGGCAGAACGTATCGTTGAGCTTTGAGCCTTGTCCATCTTCTATTGGAGAAAAGTGCCCTATATGTGCTAAGCATTGGGAGCTATGGCGTGGCGGACAGAAGGACGTGAAGACCTACAAACCATCAGAAAGCTATTACGTGAACGTTTTGGTGGTGTCTTGCCCGATGGAACCAGAATTAGAAGGGCAGGTAAAAATCATGAAGCTCCAAAGAGCAATGTGGATGAAAATCGAAGGTGTTCTCAACCCAACTGATGGTGTGACAACTGCTTTGCAACCTTTCAGCTACACAGAAGGAAACAATTTCAAACTCATTGGAACTCCTACAACCTACCCAAAGGCTGACGGTAGCGAAGGACATAGTTTTGATTGGATTAAAAATTCTAAATTCGAAGACAATAAAACCAGAATAAACCTTAAAGGCAAAGAACTTACAGACGCAGAGATAGAAGAACTTGACACTAAATTGTATGAGCTTCTTCCTTTTGTTGCTGAGGAAAAAATAGCTACACCAGAGATTATAGCTAGTGTGTGCGAAAAGAAACTTGGCTACAACCCTTTCGGTGGTTCTGTCGGAACACTTGAGCCAAAAGCAAAACCAGCAGCCAAAAAGGAAAGTCTTATTGAAGAAACAGATGATAGCGAGATTGAATTGCTAAAACCAGAAACAAAAACTGAACCAAAAGCAAAACCAGCAGCTAAACCTGCGGCTTCATCGGAAGATGCTGATGTAGATACAATGATAGAGGAATTATTCTAATGAGTAGTTTTTTAGAGACAATAGCAAAAGACAAGGCTGCACAAGAATATCTTATAGACCCAGAAAAGGAACTCAAGTTCTTGTCATACAACGTTTTACCATTGAACGTTTTGGCGTCTGGAAGAATGCTTGACGGCGGTATCTTGATAGGCGGTATAGGGCAGATGGCAGCACCTTCAGCAACTGCGAAGACTTTGATAGGTATGAGTCTATTGAAGGAAGCACAACGCAAAGGTATGGACTGCATTTTGTTCGACTGCGAAAGAACTTGGACAAAAGAACAGGGTGAATACTACGGCATCAATTGGAGCAAGGAAAAGCTTCTTATATTCCAAACTCCTGAGATAGCAGAAATTTCAGCGATAGTTGCAAAACTTGCTGAGGGAAGAACTGCAGCTGAACGTGCTAACACTTTTATCATGCTTGACTCTTGGGCGGCGCTTGTGTCAGCAAGGCGACAGAAGAAAGAAGAAGCTGGTGCGGAGACTCAGATGATGGGTGGTGACGCAGTTGAAAAGAACGCACTTGCTAACCAGCTTTACGGCAAAGGGTTCACGTGCTTCATAGTCAATCAAGTTTATAGCAACCTTAATCCATTCGGCGGAGATGCTTATTGTATTCCCGGCGGAAACAGGTTGAGGTTCTCGTGCGACAACATACTTTTGGCAATGAGCGAGGGCAAGAAAACCAAAGACGATGACAATAAAGTCAATGGCAAGATAGTTCCTCTTCAAGTCAAGAAAGCTCGTGGCGGCAAAGAGTTCGGAAAGCTCAGCTTCAAAATAAACCATAAAGGCGGACTTGATCCGTGGTATGGGTTGCTTGATGATGCTTTGGAATACGGAATTATTGAGAAACCAAAGGCTGGCAAGTATTGTGTCAAAGGCAAAGACAAACTCTATGACGAGGAAGAGATTTATTGTCAAGAGGTGTGGGTGCCGGTCGCGAAAGATGAAGGGTTCAAGGATTTCATATTGAGAAAATATACACTCCATGAGTCTCAGTCTTCTGATGCTAAAAAGGAATTCAGTTTCTCAAACTTTGACAATATCACCAGTGATGGTGAGGTAGTTGAAACCAAAGAAGAAAAACCTAAAAAGAAGAAAAAAGGCGAATAAATGTTCGTATCTGCTATCTTAGGCTCACTTTTTGTAGTGTATATAATACTTTTATACATTAAGAAGGCTAGGATAGCTGCTTACAAGCGAACAATAAAATACCGCTTAAGACAGTCTTTCTGGATTCAGCTAGCTGGACTTATAGCGGAATATAAATTCTGGATAAACGAACTATTAAAAAGTCTCAATGATGGATACGGAACTAAACTCAAAAATTACCTTCCTGCAGAAACAGATAAATTTTCTAGAGCATAGTCAGTGTGGTGCTAATAATTGGCGTGGGAAAAAGAACTCACAAACATTAAAAGACAATGCTGACGTGATAGCTGATTTATGGATAAAGGGGATATTGGTAGAAAAAAGAGCTAAGAACGGAATGAGATATCTAAAGAGAGACAATAAAGACAAAACTAAAAGCTACATAAACATTAGCAAAATCATACTAGAAAAACTTATGGTTGATGCTAATATAAAACTACAAACCTAGAGGAATTATGGCAAACAAAGGGATTGACCTACTTTACGACTTTTCGTCCTTAATTGAACCAAAAGTAAGACTCACCAAAGACGGTGAAATTATCAAATACGAAAGCACAGATGCACAAAACCTTGCTTACGTGAACATTACACTACCGCTGAAATACCTACCTTTCACAGAGAATGAAATAGCGTTTGGTGATTTCACTGATTTCTACAATAACATTTCATTGGTGTCTGACCCTTCTTTGAAGCAAAACGAAGACGTCATTGAGATTACAGGCAAAACAGCAAAGTCAAAATACAACTTGACTGACCCTTCTTTAATCAAAAGGATAGGCGAGGGTGCTATACCTGCTCGTAATGAAGACTATAAATTCATACTAACCAAAGATGATATTGCTGAAATAAACAAAATCTTCACCGTGACCAAAACCAAAGACCTTGAGATTAAAGTCACACAGAAGGGTGTAAAATTCACGTTCACAGGCGAAGGCTTGTTTACAGAACACACCTTTGTAAGAAAACATGCAGTTGAATACACAGGCGAGGAATTTGCTGTGACAACCAACCAGCAAATCTTTGTAAAAATCCCCAAAAAGGACTATACAGTGATTTTGGACAAAAACAACCTTATTGAATTGCAAATGCTTACTGAAGGCGATGACGCTAATGAAATTGTTGCCTATATGGTGATTTAATAAAAACATAACAACGGAAGATATAGGGAAACTTATATCTTCTGGCTATATAAAATGATAGAAAAAACATACAACGAGGATTTTTACTCATGGCTGAACTACCAACCGAACACGATGCCGCCGACATCAATGAACCACGGAACGCCGAAGGGACCAAACAGGAAAACCCGACGCCTACTCCAGAGCAAATTGAGGCAGGTAAGAAAAACATTCAGATAATGGACCTTGCTGAGTTCATTCTCAAATCCGATGAGGTAGTGCCAGAGGCTATGCTTCTCTATATGAAGAAGGTAATAGAGAACCAGAATTTGAAATACAAAGAACCAAATCCAAAGTGCAAGCTATGCAACGGACGTGGTTGGGTTGGATATATACCTATTAAGCATGACGATAGATATCCTGGACGGCTTCCTATTGCATGCAAGTGCATAGTTGAGCAGGTGGAAGCACACAAAGGCTTCGGTTTACCTAAATATAGTGGGAAACACTATAATCGTAAAGCTCGGAGGAAACTGATGAAATACCAGCAAGTTTTCAAAAAAGTCCCCACAGGTAAAGTGCTAAACAGCGATGACAATAGCACAGTTCACACTCCACCTAAAAAGGAAGAGAAGAAATGACAGAAGAAGAGATAGAAATTCTCACTAATGAACTCTGCAAGGAACATGAAAAGTGTGAGATATGTGGAACAGCAGTCTCTTTTGATGACACTATCTATTGGAGAGGTTTTTCATATTGTTCTACCTTGTGTGTGGACAAAGCAATAAGATATGCAAAGGAGAGAAAATGAAACAATGCTTCTGCAACGACCCATCTTGCCCAGACCATAACAACCACTATTTTGACGGCGAGAACTTTATTGAGATAGATGACTTAAAGAAGGTTTATCGCTCAGAAGACCCTTATATTGAGGAGATAGTAGACAAACGTGATTTCAGGATTTAGAACACTTAGCTATGACTTTTTTGTTGGGGAAACTCACAGGGAAGGACTGTATATACTAGCAAACGATAGCTGTGAAATGTGTGTGGAGCTAGTGAAAAAACTGCCAAACGCGAGTCCATATCCTACAATAGTTGAAATACAGAATTGGGAAAAAGAACCACTTAAGAAATTTATACCAGAAATCAAAGGAATACCAGCTATTTTGTTATTCTACAAAGACAAACTTATCACTCTTGCACACGGAAATATGCCCGGTTGTGAGCTATTAGAGTTTATATACAATGCTAAAGATTTTACAGCCAGAGCAGAAAACGGAGAGTTCGGTGAATTTTAAGAGCTATTTTACTGACCTATTATACAACCCGCAGTGGCATCAATACACACTTAAAAGCAAAAAGAAAAAATTTATCAGTGCCACAGGCTTGGTGTCGATGCTATCGAAAGGTGTCGACGTGGAAGCAGTGGCTGCCAAGCGTGGTGTTGACCCAGTCAAACTTGCAGCAGAGTGGAAAGAAAAGGCTTTGCTTGCGTGTGACTTTGGAACCAAGATTCATAAAATAATTGAAGACTATATAAACGAAGGCGTCATCTACAATGAAGAGATGGTTCGTAAAGACCCTAAAACAAACTATGTAATAGAACAGTTCTTGAAGCTGTATGAAAAGAACAAAAATCACTGGGATTTTATAGAACAAGAACTGAGAATATACAACGAAGAAGTAGGTGTGGCTGGAACAGTCGACTGCATAGTTTATGACAAAAATTTAGAGCAATATAGAATACTTGACTGGAAAACAAGCAAGGAGATATCAAACTCTCAATTTGGCTACCTTAAAATTTTCACGTCAAACTTTGACAATAATTTCGAAAAGTATTCTATTCAATTAGGAATATACAAATGGATTTTGGAAGAAGCAATAAACAAAGACAGGGAAGAGAAGATTAAATTTGCGCCGTCGCTCATAGTTCATCTGGCTCCAGAGGGGTATCAGCTTTATGAGGCACGTGAGTATAACATTCCCTATCTATTCGACAAACTAGAGGAGTTATCAAATGACAAGAAAGCTTAAAGTAATACTATTCAAGGGTCCAGCAAGATGTGGTAAGGATGAAGCAGCAGCTCGTATGGCAGGATATTTTCATATAAGCGGCTACAAAACCTTTATTCATAGGTTTGCATTTCCTTTGAAAGAACTATGTGAAAAATCATTCAAAAACACAACCGATGGAATAAATACATGCCTTGAAGAATTTGTCAAAAACATTAAGGAGCACGGTCCAAGAAGCCACGAACAAGAGACAGACATAGCAATGCTTATGGCTAATCTTTACACACTTAGTGAAAATTGGTGGGACAAGAAAAACGTGGTGACTAGGGGTATATTGCAGAACGTAGGCACTGAGATATTCAGAGACAATGTTGACCGTGATTATTGGGTCAAAAAGGTAATTCAAAAAATTCAGGACGAATATGCTCATAGTGAAAAACCACTTGCTTTCTTTTTGCCTGATTTCAGGTTTGAGAATGAGTTCAAATTATTAGATGATATATTCGATGTGTCCACTGTTGAGGTGGTAAGAAACGTAAAGGCTGAAAACGCCGAGCTTACAGCGTCTCATATATCTGAGAAAATGGATTTCAAATGCAACTATATCTGTGACAATAATGGCTCTTTAGAACACTTGACACATGAGGTAGCTAGTATTGCCCACAAAATCATTACCGACTAAGATTTTCAGAAAGGAGCACCCTTCAAACAAACCTACTATCTTCGGAATGTTTTTCGAGGAGATAGGCAAAAAGTGCAGGAAGGTGGTTCCTTCAAAGGGATTTCTAGGATATCTAGTTCGATACAATTGGCATCTAGATGACGGTGCTGAAATAGTGATGTTTTTTGACACTGCTCTTAAAACGTATTGTATGAAAATTCTGAGAATAGATTCTTCTGACACAGTCTACAGCTC